GGGTTGGTCACCCTCACTCTGTTGTTAGGAAGTGCAACTATGTTGCCTGTCCATTCGCCAGCATCCATCAGTTCTAAAACGTGGCTTTGTTTGTGTTGTGCAGGATCATCTGCAACTTCGCTGTCTGTGTAGTCTACAGTGAAGTAATACTTAGCTGGGAAGAAGTCCCCATCTATCTTAGCCAACCACGGGCAGGGAGTAGCCCTGTTTAGTACGAACACCGAATGGTGATGTGACTGGCAATCCCACGGCTGGGCTAAGTGTGTGGGCATGGGTGTGGGCCACTCGTCAAAGGGTGTGTCACCTACCAGTGCAGTCAAAGGCATTCGTGCCCACATAGCACCGCCATGCACATTATTTTCTTCGTCCTCACATCCTGTAAACAAGACTTGAAAAGACATAGTACGCATAGGTAGAGTAGTGACTGCGATAACCATAGCATGTAGAAATTCGCCGTGGTATCTGTCGTGGTTTGTTGTGTACTCTCTACGCACCCACGCTTTGAAGTACGGAATATTACTTGTGATGTAGTTCATGCTATCTACCCCAATGCTTTGCCAAATAGTTTTGAACGAGGGTAGATTTTAAGGCCATGTCTTCTTTGTTGTCTTTTATAAACGCAGTATTTACTTCGTATAGATTCTTGAGGATGTAACTTTGTTCATACGATACGTTGCTCGACATCCATCCTATGATTGCTTTTCGTGTTCCCTTTGTTATGGGCTTTACACCGTGTGCGTAAATTATAGGGAACACAAGTAACTGTCCCTTACCTACAGTGTAGCTTATCTCACCAATCTCATTCTCTAGTACAAACTCTCCGCCTTCGTAGTCGTCTGTAAGTCCTAGTGAGAATCCGTAGTCAAAGTATACGTTGTTACCTTTGGGTGCAGCACGAAAAGTATCTATGTGCTTGTCGTAGTATCCGCCTTCTTTGTACTCGTTATAAAAATTAACTGATACTTTGTTTGGACAGATAACAGACTCTAGGTATGGATTGTTGTATAGTCGTGTAGAAACAAGTTGCCGTACTTCTGGTAACATGTCAGGACATTCTTCGTTGTCCTTTAGTTTCTCTCTATCTGATCTAGGCTGTGTCTTTGCCCCGTCTTCATTTTTGCCCCAGTTGTCGAGGCAATAGTCTACTTCTTTTTCGTGTAGAAGCTGTAGTAGCATGGTGTATCTCCCGGCTGGTTTAGCCGAACCTACCACGTAACTACAAAGTTGTCAAGGAGGCAAGTTGCCCTGCCCCCTTGAGTATTGTTATGTTCCGGTAGAAACCGTAGCAGATTCTACAGGGTTCTTGGAAATATCCGCAAGAACTACGTGAACACGGAAACGTGCAGCAGATTCACCACTAGAGCCACCATCAAGGATGAGAGCGTCAATAGTGTCTGCAGAAGTTAGGATACGGGCGTTAGAGCCAGACGCACCTGTAGCAGCCTCTAGGAATGGTTCGAAACCAGCAGAAAGAGTAGATCCGTCAATAAAACAGTCTACATCACCACCAGTGATACCCACATCAAGAGTAATCTGCGAGTTGCCCCGTGCTTCAAGAACTTCCAAAGCACCTGCAACAATCATGGTATCTGCAGGAACGTCGATCAGTTGAACGACATCACCGCCTGTACCGCCATCTGCAGTATCATGCACTTGAGAAGTCATCACGTAGGGACGTGCGACGTTTGCTGGATGTCCAGCAGTTCCGCCATTAGGGGTACGATCAATAGTAGCCATTTATCTAGCCCTCCCTTACGCGAAGTCGATGACGCCGCGGACAACAGCTTCTGGGCGCAATACTTTACGACCAAAAACGTGCAGACCACGAATAACGTCAGAGAACGACTCAGTTGAACGAACCACTTCGGTTTTAGCAATATGCGAAGCAGTGGAGGTGGACGACATATGACCAGCAAGAACAATGTTCTCAGAGGCGTCAGTTGCCACACCAGTCAGAGTTACCTGATCGGTACCTGCTGTAGAGTTGAGCGCAGTAGACTTGTAACAGCGGAAACCAGCGAGGGTGCCCGGTACAGCAAGTCCGTTACGCAATGGAGATGAAGCATCACCAGTTACCTGCACTTCAGCAATTTTATTGCCAGCTTGGAACATCTTCTCGTAGAAGATTGGTGGTGCTACAAACCAACGATTCTCTTCTGGCACAGACTGGTCATCCAGAGTACGTGCCATCAGCAGCATCAGATTGATGCCAGCATCGTCAGTTTCTACGTTGACAGGAGCGGATGCAGTACCCAGCGCACTGTTCGTGGTGGTAAGACCACCTGACAGTGATGCATCGTCAGCACCAGCGATACCTGCGCCATCGGAGATAGCTTGCAGGACGTTTGCATCGTACTTACGCTTCAATGCAAATGCACCTGATGAGGTAGCAAGAGCTTCGAAGTTTACGTGCGAATGCCGCTCTTCGATATCGTCGATCTTAAACGCGAAAGCGTTTGCATTATCGACAACCATCGTGATTTGATCGTCAGCCAAGTCTTGTGCGTTTACGACGGAACCCCGTGTATACGAACTGACTGTGACTGTTGGTTCCTTGATTATGCGAACCGTATCGCCAAAGTTTTCAATTTCACCCGCGTAGTCGGTGTTAGTAATATCTTCTACAACCGAAGCACGACGGAAGAACTTGAGGACTTTTTGGCTAAAAATCTCCGGTGCAAAATTACCGGAGGGCAGGTTACCATAACCTGCAGCAGTACCAAATGCCATTGGTTCTTTCCTCTTCTTCTATGAGGTTAGTTGTTAGGGTCGATCCGTCCCTCTTGACGTGCAAGATCTAAATCGCTTTCTAGCTTTTCAAACTCCCACGGCTTGAGACTACGGATTTCAGAAGCTTTCCAAATTTTACCCTCTACCTTTGATGTAGCCACTTCCCTAGCAGGGGTCTTTGTAACTGCATCTGCTGCAGAAGCTTTCTTGGTCTTCTTCTTGGTTGTTAAGCCTATGTCGGCTTTGTAGAGGTCTATGACCCGTGCCGCCCATTTAGCATCTGTGTTATTTTTGTAGATGCCATCAGAAATAGACTCAGGCTGTTCTTCAAGCCAAGAAAGAAACTTTTCATCCTCTTTTATTTCATTAAAGTCTGGATGATGAGAAACAAGTTGCTGGTATGCATTCTTTTTCTCTAAGTCTTTTTCTCGTTCTTTGATTGTACCCAGTTCCTCGCGGAGTTGGGATACCTGTGACTCTGTCTGGAGCGAAGAAACGGTTTGGACTACATCAAACACTTCTGGATACTGGTTTTTAAATTCCTCTAGTTCTTCCATCGTCTTCGGCATCGCTACGTTGTTTGGCATTTCTACCTCCCGCCGTTCTAGCGACTTCCTAAGTTCGTTGATTTCACTTTTGAACTCATTTACCTTAGTATCGTAGTGACGTTTAAGATCGTCGTATCGTTTCTTATAATCGTGTTCTGCATCTTTTTTGTTTGAGATAAAGCTGTCTGCACTTTCGGGAGTGGCCTCTTCGGTGTCCGCTTCTTGTGCTTCTACAGTCTCTTCCGCTTCGTTGTCTTCATCGTCATCTTTGTAGACATCTTCGCGGTGCTTCCCACGATATAACGAATCATTGTTGATTGTTCCGAATGAGTCGTTTGGTTTGTTGGCACGGTGGCCTCTTGGTTTTGCCATTTTGTTACCTCTTGTTAGCGGGGCTACTTTGGCTTGTAGGTAGCCGCTTCGGTTGTGTCGGGGCCGTTATTAACGGGTAGCCGACGAATTGGGCTTTGGTTTTGGAACACGCATGGTTTTCGTTTCGTATCCCTCATACCATTTTAATGCTTTCTTAGCGCGGTTATACTCCGCATCGCCTTTACTAATTTTTCCAAGTAAGCCTTTCTTTATGGCTTGTTTAATATTTTTAGCTTTGTTAAATTCTTCACGAAAAGCTTTGTACCTTCCTATTGCCCCTAAATATGACGTTGAAAATAAAACTGCTCTCTTACCAGCGTCAGGCAATTTTGCGTATTCGGGATACTTTTCTGCAAACTCTTCGTATTTTTTACGAAGCACGATTGTATTTAGATCTTGTACCTCACGTTCTGTGAGTGACAGGGGTTCGTACTCTAAAACTGATTCTGCTGCTTTGCCTTTCTTTTTTAAGTATGGTGTTAGCTTTGCAATGAGGTTTGTGTTTATTCCCATTTTTTCTAAATCAGTAGGATTGTGTTGCCCCAAGTCAAATCCTATACCAACGGTAACACCACTTCGTCTGTTAACTTTCGGGACATATCCCTCTGTTCTGTTGCCCTCTAACAACTCTAAAAGTTCATAGGCTGTGTTTTCAAAATCTGTTCTTTTTGGTAAAGGCGTAGATGGTGGTGTACTCTTTTTAATAAATCCTTCTGTTGGAGTCAGATCCTTTTTTACAGGAGTTTTGTCTTCATTTGGTGATGGGGCTAAAAATGTTTCTGTTTTTGGTTCGTCTTCTTTTTTACCAAATATAGCTTCTACTATGCCCCCCAGAAACATGGGACGAGGATTTTGACGTGTGTCTGCATTTTTTATACGTCTATTAACTTCTGCTTTACCGCGATTGTTGATCTTCTCTAAACGATCATAGCCTATAATTTTAGCAAGAAACGGAGGAACAATCACTTCGCCCTTAGATACTGCCACATCTAGTGTCTCTTTAGTGGGGGGTTGTATGCCCTTCTTTTCAGCCTTTCTATATGCTTCATTGAGCATGTCAACAATGTCTTGTTCACCAGCAAATTCTACGGCTGCAGCGTTGATTACAAATGTGCCCTCTGGGACGCTCATAGGCTTGTCGTCAGCCACTGTAGCAGCTTCGGATACCTGTGACGGCGGACGCTCTACAAAACCCGCTGGTGCGGCTGCTACGCCGCCGGATGCGTAGCCGACAAGACCGCCTCTAGCACGGAATCTGCCGCTGTCTCCGAAACCGCCACTTCCAAAAGAACCCTCGCTAACGCCTCTGGGTTCATCTTTTTCTGGGTCTTGTCTGGCCTGTCCTTGTGCGTAACTTTGTCTTTCAGCGGCTATTCTTTCTTGGCGTTGCTGTTCTGCTGCCGCTGCCTCTGCTCTTTCTTGGGCTTGTCTTGTTCTTTTTTGTCTTTCGGCTTCTCTGTCTTCAGCCCGTTTCTGTGCAGCCGCTTTTGTTGCTCTTTCTTGCGCTTCTCTCGCTTTTTCTTGTCTTTCGGCCTCTCTGTTTGCAGCAAAATTATCTTTGTCTTGATCTTGTAAGTACTCAGACATAAACTTGCCCGAATCAGTCACTGGACCGTCTTTAGTTGTCGGGGTCACAGTTTGAATTATTTCGTCTGCAGACTTTGGAGGCTTAACCCCAGCTATTTGTGCTGTGCTGCTTAAAGCTGCATTAGCTTTTGCTTTTTCTTTTAAAAGTTCTATGAAAGACGGAGTGTTGGGTTTTAAATTACCAAAAATGTCAGTTTGCACTTGTTTGCGAGTCGCGGCTATTTCCGTCCAACTTAAATTACTGTCAAATTTTTTATTTATTTGTGCTATGGCTGCTACAGCATCAGACTTCATGCCCCCACCAAAAGTATTACCTAGTGAGTCAGTATAGCTTCCAGTTTCAAAATTGTAGTCTCCTCCGTTAGCTCTGGCGGCTACACCTCCGTCCCCGCTTACTTCGGACATAAGCCCCTTTGTGCCCGTACGTTTGTAAGTACCAGTAGCTTCATCAAACTCTTCGGTAAACCCTCCAATAAATCCGTAGTTGGTCCCTTCGAGAGCTATAACTTGACTGCGATCTAAACCTAATAAATTACCAGTGTATTGAAAACTACCGGGGGCACGACTGACACGCATACCGTTGATAGACATGAGGGCACCAGCGGTGCCTCCTCCTTCAAGTAAAGAGTTTGTAACTGCTGCTGCGTTCTTGACATGAAATGAGTTAGCTATGTCTAACGCAAATCTTCCTAGACCTCCCGCTGGAGCAAATTGTCTAGTCCCACCTTCTTCAGTAGCGAATGGAGCCTCTTGAGTATCTCCTATGAGTGTTCCTGCTATCGTGCTTGCTAAAGGTACACCTGTTATAAGGTTTAGAGGAGCTAAAGCTGATTCTGTTGCGTAGTCAGCGGTGATAGTTATACCAAACTTATCGCGTAAACCCTTCTTGGCAAAGTTGTCACTTTTATCTCCCCTAGTAAACCCTGTATTAAAATTAGAATTTACTGCCTCTGCCCCGTATACTTTTGTATCGTATTTAGGAGTTTTTCCAGCAGAACCAAAAGTGTATTGAGTTGCTTGAGGTCTTGGTCGATCTTCATCAGACTCAACTGGATCTAAAACATCTAATACTGTTTCTGTCTCTTGTTTATCTTCTTCTTTTTCTTCAGGCTCGTCTATAACTTGTACATCAATATCAGAATCTAAAGCTCCACCATAGAAGTCTATGTACCCGCTGTAATCATCTGGGGTGTAATCTACTTGCTGAGTAAAGAATGGATCTCTAGCCATTATTTTTAACTACTGCCTCGTAACTACTCTTCAACTGTAGGAGTGTTTCCAGTAAAGCCAGCTTCCCCTGCAACTGGCGCAGTTCCGACTCCGATTGTGCCGTTACCACGGCCCGAATCGTCAAGTCCTTGAGGTCCGCTAGATACTCCCGGAGCGGCTCCCATTCCTTGCTGTTGAGCATTGGGGCCAGCTTCCGGGCTTGGTCCTTGTTGAGCATTTGCCATCATCCCTTGTAACATTTGTGCGTACATTTGCGCTTCATTTACATCGTTGACTAAACTGTCAGGATCTATGTCTTGTGATATAGCCAATTCACGCATTAAGTTGGGTATCTTCACAAACGGAGCAAGCATAGGATTAGCTACTGTTTGTAACAGTGAGGTGAGTCGTTGTGTGCGTACTTCTTTTTGCATGACAGCAGCAACGCCGCGAGGTTTAATCTCCAAGTCCCCTGCTATCTCTTCCATATTTTCGCTGAACTGCATGTTCCACTGAAAGAATGCTTCACCAATAGGACGTAGCAAATAATCGTCTATATTCTTAATCACTGTTTTCATCGACAATCCTGCAGACCCCATCAACATGGATAGCCCTGCTGCCGTCCGTCCAGTCCCAGTTACACCTGTTTGTCCGTGAATAATCGACGGTATGCCTGTCTCTTCGTCTGCTAGTTGCCGCGATATCTGATACATCTGTATGTTCTCAGGTGCAGTGTTCGGAAACTTGAGGCCGTTCACTGCTGTGCCCGTTACGCCAGACTGCCGACGGAATATCTTGCCGGGGAAAATGTCCATGTTCTGTCCGGGTACAAGACTAGCTTCGTCTACGTCGAAGACTAGGTTACCAGCCAAAGCTAAGTTGTCGATTGCCATACGAACGTGTCCGTTCATCAGCATCTGTGCGTCTTCCATATTTTCTGCTACACCAACTCCCCAAATCTGGTACGGATTGATTTCGAATGGGAACGACTGGAATGGTATACGTGCAGGAGTGAATGGATTGACTACGCACCGTATGACTCGTGTGCCACACACCCAGACGTTGACCTGCATTTGGTCGAACTCTGACATGTCCTCTGCACCCTCTAGGCCAGTCTCTTTGGCAAACTCAGAGTCGAGAACGCCCCAATACTCTAGGACTTCATATCTGTTTTCTGATACGTGTGGCTCTGTTTCATCTTCACGAATTGTGTCTTCGTAGTATTTATCCTCGTAGTTCGGACCTTTGGATAAACATTCTTCAATAGCGTCTGCGTAGAAGTGTGGACGCATAATCAAGCCACGAAGTTGCTGCCTGTTCATACGGTGGCGTTGAATAACGTACTCGCAATCTTCTACAGATGTAGCTGCAGGATCAGGATGAAAATCCCAAATGGATACGTACTCTATACGAGGCACAGTCCGTTCGTAAGGGGTATACTCACGTTCACCATCTTGATTACGTGTCCACTTGTGTATGCGCTTGTAGAAATTGAACGGTCCCTTGACAACTCCCGTGCCGTACAATGAAGATTCGAACACAGCCTTACGAAACTCACTCACAGCATTGCTATCAAGAAGTTGATCGTGTATGCACTTCTCCATCATACGAGCCTGTTCTTTAGCAGGTTCGAACTGTGGTTCTCCGATTTTTGCAGGTCCGGGGAGAAGCATATCGCCAAATTCTTTTCCGTAAGAACCTAAGACATGAGGCCCTTGTGCTGACATTCCTCCCGGCTCTAAGGTTCTACCATCACCCGGAAAACCATACGGATCTTCTGGAGGACTTGCCTCATCTACCGGAGTACGCATGTGAGCAAACTCCTCTATGCCCTCTGGCATGGGGGTTGGCTCAACAACGATTGGAAACTTCTTATTTGCAAACAAGATGTCTACAATCTGTCCGTAAGCAGCCAACACCTTAGTCTTTGTTATTTTAATAAAGACTTTAGATCTTTCACTGTCACGATACTGTGTAGTCGAGTCGTAGATTCCTCTGAAATTTTTGTAGGCTTGCAGCCATCGTTGTTCATTAGAAAATCTACCATTTTCTGCATCATCGAACTTTGCTCTGATGTGTCCAGCTAAACCGGGCATTTGTTCATCAGGGCTTACGATGGGAATTGCAGAGTCCTCATCTGGCTCTAAGAAGTTATCAGCCATCTACTTTTCCCTATTAGCTAAAGTAGTTTCTGTCTTCAGCCATAGTATTGAATGAAGCTTCTACGGTAGGCTTGGTTTGTTTTTTAGGCATGTCCTCTGTCAAGACATCAGTTTTAGCACGAGTGTCAAACTCCAAGCCTTCACGATAGAGCTTTGCTGCACCCTCGTCCGTATCTACGGAAACTTTATCGGCATTCATAATGTATGCCTCGCCGTAGTTGTAGTTACCAGTTGTGGCATTAGCCATAGGATCACTCCCTGTTATAATTATGGTTGCATATCTAGAAAGCTTTGATTTACTTCAGGAACAGCTTTCGGTTTCCTGTTTAATTGTAAGGCTGCTTCTACATCACGAAGCGAAGTTGTTGAACCTATAGGTCTTCCCTCATCATCAACATCATCTCTAAGTTCTAGGTCTGCAGCTACACGACTAGCCCCCGTTATCCCAAACATATCAGGAGCCACTCTAGCTTCTGCTACGGCCTCTACGTCGCTAAATGTTATAGGAGCAAACTCACTAGCCCCTGCCAGTGCACCAGCAGTTTGAGCTAGAGGTTCAGGAACACCTGCTTTTGTTGCAGCCTCTGAAACTCTAGAATACGTGCTTTGCGCTGCTACCGCGCTAAGTCCAATTCCAAGTGGACCTAATACTTTTTTAACAGGTCCGGGTATCGCTGCAGATAATTTTTCCCATATGCCTAGTTCTTTTAATTTTTCTACTCCCTCTGGAGTCATTGCAGCCATAGGGTCTTGTTTAACAGGATCTATCTTTGCGCGACTACGTTCGTCCGCTGCTATCTCACGTTCTTTTATCTTTTTTCGTGTTTTAGCCCTTACTAATTCTTCATCTACTTGCTCTGCTTTAGCTATGTCTTCGGGGCTTACGGAAGCTTTTGCCTTTATCTCTGCAGCTTCCGCTTCAGCTATAGTTGTTCTAGCAGTCGCTTGTCGTGCTTGTTCTTCAGCTTGAATTGTTTTTTTCTGATCTTCAATTAGTGCTGCCTTGTCTTCATCAGACAAAAGGTCTAAATCTATATTTTTTTCTGTGGTGCCAAATTTGCCAACAGCAAAATTAGAAGGGTTTGCAAGAAGCTTGGGAATATCTGTTGCAGGCGCAAGCCCTGCATAATTTTTGCGAAGAATACTGTCGTTGACATGCCCCATCATTCCCTGTACAAGACCATCTGCAACATTGTACTGGTCTAACATGATTTTGGGACCGATAGAACGTATAGCCGAAGGAGTAGTAACTGGTTTTTCAGAAAGCTGTATTCCGTCTGGACCTTCAACTTTTATTTCTGCAAGAGGTAATACATTTGAAAAGGGTTCGAGGCGGGGAGTGATATGTTTAGCAAATGCGTCGTCAAAATTTGCAGTGGTAGTATCAAATAAAAATTCAGACTTAGATAAGTCTAGATTTCTTTTAAGTAATTGACCAGTTGGAGAGTCCAAATCAAATGTAAGTGTGGGGCGTCCCTTTTTATCAGTCTTTGTTACATTTTTACCCGCTACTGTTATTGTGTTGCCTGAAACAGTAACGTCGGACTTTTTTAAGCCTTGTAGTTGAGAGGGTCTGTTAAATGTTGTTGCGTGGTACTTTATAAGATCAGCAGTAGCTTGACCATATTCTTTTTCAATGAGGGGCACAGCTTCAGCATACATCTTGGCAAAGTCTTCCATTGGAAGAAGACCACGCATAGGACGCTCACCTGCCATACCTGTGCGTTGAGTTCCAGCTACAGTCCCCGTGCCCGTAAGCTGTGGATACATAGCTATTTCAAGATTGCTGCCCGGAACTTTCTCCATTACACCGGAGATTGCATACTTACTAAACAAACCTTTTATACTGTTTTCTAACGCTTGAAGGTTAGGCGCACGATTTGATTTGTCTGGACTATTTTCTTTAGTAAAAAGTTTTAAAACTTCATCTGCTTTAAGATCTTTGTACGGCATGGTAACATCCAAGCCCATCTTCTTAAATCCTGAAGTAAGTGCTCCTATTCTTCTTTTAGCATTGTCGCTGGTTGTCGGACGTGATTTAGCGAAACTGATGGCCTCTTCCACAGTGGCGGTGCCAGCTTTCATCTTTTCTACAAACTCTAGTTCGGTGAGTGCCATCGATTAGTACCCGAATACTTCGTCTTGAACTTGGTGGACTTGATTCTTTATCGCACCTAATTGTTGGTGTATAGAAGCGTAGCCGCTCATACGTGTCATCATTCCGTAACGTAGAGCATCGTATGCGTGGTCTTCTGCCTTCGTGTCTACGTCTTCGCTGTTCGTTTTGGACAGAGGTATACCTGCAATTTGCTTGACTATGTTCTGGCAGCTAGAAAAGAAACGTAGACGAGGCTCGTTTGTATGAGGATCATTGGCTAGGCGTCGATGTATTTCCATCTTGCCCTGTATACGATTGCGGTCTGCAGGAGTCCAACGCACACCTGCTCTCATCATCACTTCTGCAATTGAAGGCCCAAAACCTGTCTTGTTCCAGCAAGACGAGTCAAGGACCGTGTAATGCGGTAAAGGATCTAGTTGTTCAGCTTCTAGTATTCTAGCTGCTAACTGCTCCGCTGTCAAGTGTTTTTGATACAACTCTCTGTAGATCCAGATGTTGTTGTCCCAGTCTATTGCACCCCAGAGAACACAGGATGGTGCAGCATATCCGTAGTCCGCCATGCGTAGGCGAGGCCAGTTCGTTGGAAGTTCGAATGGTTCTACGACGTGCTTCTCACGAGAGAACTCTGGAAAGGCTGCTCCCTCCGCTACATCCCAGTCACCCTCTAGGAGTCTTTTGCGTTCCACATCCGGTAGAGATCTGAGCATCGCTTCGTATTGACCGTCCGCCATGAGGTACGGATTGTCGGTCAGACGTGCGGGAACGAACTTGCGGTAGAAGAGGGGCTGTCCCGCTTTTTCGTGACCGTCGGGCCACAAGAAGTTGTTCTTTGTTTCTATGTCGAAGGCAGGGAACGCCTTGTTGGGTTCGACTCCTTCTATGTAGGTTTTCTTGACCCACCAACCTCCCACTCCCCCCGGGTTGGCAGTGCAGCGCATGTACAGGTGTTGCTGGAGTTCAGGATCAGTAGTGCGAAGGCGAGAACGCAAGTAGTCCCAGACATAAGGCGTGGGGTATTGTGTGATTTCATCGATACCTATCCAGTTGAATGCTTGTCCTTGAAAGCGGGTTACGTCTTTGTCTTTGTCGAGGTAAGTGAACCAGATCGTAGCACCAGACGGGAAGTGCCACGTAGACTTCGACTCACGGAACTTCGCACCGGGAAACGCCTTGACGTATAGCTGGCGTGATTTGTCTATGAGTTCGGTTAGTTCATCAAGAGTACGGCGCAGGAGTAGACCACGATGGTTAGGATTGTGACAATAACGTAGCGGGTCCGCAAGAAGCGCAAAACTTTTCCCTCCCCCGGCGGCCCCTCCGTAAAGAACGTCACGTTCGCCAGCAGACAGGAAATCTTCTTGGGGACCGTCGTTAGGCTTGAATATAACTTCTGCATCTTCGACGAGGTCAGTGACCGGAGGGGGCAGATCGGCAAGATCCCCCTGATCGATAACTGTGGTAGCTTTAGCGTTGAGGGCATTTTCAACTTTGCCCATGCTAGTTGCAATCTTCTTAGCATACTTGCGCTTCCCCTCCGCTCGTTTGGTTACCTTCTCTGCACTCTTCTTGGCTGCTGTGAGTTTCTTTTGGGCGGCACGACGGGCAAGTTCCCGCTTGGACAGGTGGTACGTGGCTTTAGGGGCGTTGGGGTCTTTTTTGGGTCTACCCGCCATCTATAACCACCTCTTTCTTCGGTGGTAGCAGGACTACGCCGTGCATAGCCGTCACATTGTGGTTTATTGTCTCTGCTTGACGTACTCCTACACGATTTAAGAGGCTCTCAGCGGCCTTGAGGCGTAGGTCATCACCTCGTTCGGGGGCAGGGTTGTCTATTGTGTCTACAAGGCGTGTAGCGGCCTTAAATGCGTTCATAGAGAGTACGTCTTTAGTACGTTCGACTATCTCATCAGCTAGGTTTTTACGTAACCAACCTGCAGATCCCTCCGAATATCCTGCATCTACGGCTGCTTTGGTCACCTGACCACCGTTTTCGAACAGAATGTCTAGGAATTTGGTCTGTTTTTCGGTTAGTTCACGCTTTTTGGTGCGTGGTTGAGGTAAAAGATTCATAATTTACGTGCTTTCACCACCATCGTACGCACAGCGGACGCCAGCAGTGATCAAATACGGAAAAAGAAGGCGTGTATCTGTCGCCATTTCCTCTATTCGTACTTGACACTCTTCTTCTGTAGGGTACGGACCCTTGCTATCTGTAGCTTGTATGCACTCTCCGGGAGAATACATAGAGCAAAGCAGCAACATCGCTGTGTACATAGTCGTTCTTTCGTTTTTTTAGGGGATGTAGGTGTGAGTTCGTGTAGCCACAAGCTCGCTTTTTACAAAATATGTTTCGAAATCGGGGAGATGTGCTAATTTCGAACCAACCTACGCACCTATTATGGGGATGCGTATCATATAAGTCAAGAAAAAAATAATTTGGGCTTGACAATTCCGGTATACAACGGTACAATCGGGGTACCCCCCGCCGGGATACATCCATATGTAGGGATGATTCGCCGGGGTTCCTCCCTACACACTACTTTTAGCTGTATCGATAACCCCTGTCAAGTAAATTGATGGCGAGATTGCTAGCATATGCGGGGGACCCCTACTGGCCCATGCGCACCCGCAACGTCAAGGAAATCTTTATCCCCCATCGGTGAGGCCAAGGGCACCCCACATAACAGCCGCGCCGGATATCCCCAATCATAACCCCAAAACAAAGAAACACGGCACACACGCAAGCCGCGTAAATACTGTTTGCCATGCCGTTAATTATTCCAATGGTTGATCGATACCAAGAGGCACAGCCCTATCGCACCAAGCATCCGCTGATATATCTCGCAATTACAATCCGCAAGACTATATTCTGGATCTGCCCACAAAAAAGACCCCCGACGCTAAGTCGAGGGCCAGTTGGAGGGAGAAACGCGATATTAGCCCCTCGCGCAGGGTAACTCTTTTATTAAGTCAAACTGGGTAAACTCCTCCAATCCTTCCTTCCAGTCTGACCTGTCATAGTCTGTCCAATCTTCCGACCTGTCCCTGTTAATTTCCGTCAATATCTCAGAGATGGTCCACAATGATGAGATACCTGTATCTCTACACTTGAGGCGATAAAGCATTAATCGTCACTCTTTATCGTAAACTTATAGTTTGCCAGTGTACGTGGATGTTCGCTAGACACCCACGACTCAACCCCGACTGAATCCAAAACGTGATCAAGTGCCGAAAGCTGGTTGCTGATACTGGTGACCAAAGAGCGAATAGTGCGTGCTTCTTTCTCAGTGATTACGATCATGTCCTTAGATTCTTGTGCGGTAATCTCAGGCTTTAACATTGTGGTTTTCATCGTTCTTCCTTCCTGTTGTAAGAGGTCGGTAAAAGCACCGACCCCACTGTTAAAGCACAGATCTTAACCGCTGGCAACATCCTTGTTAGATGCCGATTTAATCCGGTAGATCTTATCGTACCCAAACTTACGCTTGCCCGTGGGTCTGGCTTCGATCTCGTGTCCATGCTGTTTAAGACGCCAGAACGAGTTGTGGACACTGTCACGACTAACCGACAAATTGCCAGCAATAGTTGGCACAGCGATAAACCCCTTCTCAAGATACGCCAAGATCCTTACATCGGTCTTAGTAAGCTTGAACCAGTTTCTGGCTGGCTTCCCTGCCATGTGGTCATCGACTGCTAGTGGGTTACCGTGCATATCAGTGTCGTTACCAGTGGCGAGATACCTCGCGCCGCTGTCCTGATCCATCGTCACCCCTTGATGCTGATAGTCCTGTGGCAAGCCACCCTTACGCAGCGCAGCAAGCACCCGATCGCGTTCACAACGCCGGAAGTGATCTTCGAAGTTATCGTGTAGGTCTTTGAGTTGGTTCATAAGGTTTGTTGGTAGATTGTTCATTGGTTTGGTTCCTTTACCAGTTGATAAAAATAGAAATTAGCAAAATGATAATCACACAGACAAGGATGCGATATATCAAAAACCCAGATTCAAGCCAATTCATATTACGCCGCCAGTTCTAAGCTACGCCACGCGATACTATCGACAATGTTCCGGACCTGATCCGCTCGACTGTATCGCTTGCATTCGTTGCGGCCCTCTTTTCTGGCGTCCGGCAAGTGGGTTGACCAATGCGTTAAAGCATTAAATCCAGCCCAAAGAGTAGAACCCAGTTCTTTCTTTTCTTCTGCGAACCGCTCCAACATCCAATTGAGGCGTCGTTCATTCACCGCTAGTTTCTCATCGACAGCCGCTGCCTTCGTGTTTTTCTTGCAGATGGTCGCCTTGAGGATGCCAGCAAAGTCCCGATCAGTTAAGGGGGATTTACGCCACAAGGTCATCTGCTCCTTCTGGTTTTGCCACATATCCAAGCCCATCGTCGCCTTTTCGATCATCGCTTCCGGTGACAATGTGCCCTTATGAACCCGCCGCTGGTGGTAAGCTTTTTCCCCACCGAACACTAGCGTATTGCGGCATAGATCCCGATAGGCACCGCTGAATATCTGGAAAGCCCACGACATATCTACAGAGTTAAATATGTCCATGCGGCACCGGACGACATCGGCTTGACCTGATCTAGTGTCGTGCTGGCTTTGCATATCATTGAAGTGAATGGTCCGGTGGACCCGCGCCCCTTGCTCGTAGATCCGATCTAGAACATCGACATCATCTAAGGGAATATTACTATCTCGCAATATCTCAGCTTGTTGTGCGAATAGTTCATCGTGCGGAACCAGTGCATAATGTTTGCCGACTGGCCTGACATTGAGCAACGCACCCGTCGCCTTGTTCTGCAATGCGTGGAAGTCATCTATACGGGTTGGCTCGACTACTATGTCCCCGCTGCTAGTCAATGTGCTAGTCAAGGCCTC